TTGGTTTTACCGCGAATGGCAGCCCCATCGCCACGGCCCGATGAAACGGAACCGCCGTCCTTAAACCCCATGCGTCCCATTCCTCTGCCCATTCCTCTGCCAATTCCTTGGGCAATTTTCCTTACACCGCCCGCAACAGCCTTTGCAGGGTTGGCTTCAAAATTCTTTTTCATTGCAGGAGCGGCTTCTTTAATTGCTGGACCAGCTTTTTGGATTGCTTGCTGTACTTTCCCAAAAAACCCTCTTCGCGCTGGACCCATTTCAGCACCAGAAGGCACCTTAGCCATGCCCACTGCACCCACAGAAGCGGGAGCAGCTTTTTTAACCGCAGGCTCTACGGTCTTGGCAACCATAGCTGCTGCACCCATAGGGGCAGATTTTTTTAAACCGCGTGCTAATTTCTTTAAAATTCCCATGATTTTTCCCCTTTATCCGTAAAAAATATTAACAACAGCTACGTTTTCCATGTAGGCATAGACACCTTTAAGTGCTAACACCCCATCTTGTGGGATTTCAGGAGCATTGTTAAAGATGTCTGTCGCCGACGACTCGTATGTCAAGAGCCACGAACCGCCGCCGCTGACGTATACCGCTGCGGGACTGCCTGTGATAGACCCAGTGTTGATATCATTAAGCGTAAAGCTGTTCGCATCAACTCTGGTAATGACATAGTTGCCATCCGTAGCCGAGGGAAACGCTTCAAAGTGAATTCCAACAACATCCCCGGTGACTAGACCGTGAGCCGTCTTAGATACTGTTACGAGTGTTCCCGTGCGCCCGTACGTAACGCCCGAGGTCACAGGAGCAGTAGCAGTATCAAAAACTGCCAATGTCCCTGCTGAAGCTGTTCCTACAAAAGAAAGTGCCCTGACGCGATTGCGCCCCAGCACTAAAAAACCGCTTGAGTTTATGTGCGCTTGTTTGACATCAGTTGCCATCTTTTTGCTCCGGTTCTTCTCGGTTGAGTTCTGTTATCAAAACATCAACCATTGCAATTGCGCCATTAGCCTGCTGGATGAGGTCCAGATACTTTTGCCTTTGCTCAAGTGCCTGATTCCTCAACCCCAGCAGGTATTCCTCATCCAACGCAGCCATTAGGCGTTGAAGTTAGCGGCAGTAGCAGCCAAGAGGTAGTAGTCACTACCTGCAATCTTGACACGTAGGCCGTGGGTAATTTCATTTACGTTGGTGATCGTGCCAGTTGCAGCCAACTTAGCGCCTGCAACAGTGACACCGGCCAAGTTCAACAAATAGCCGTTGGTATCGACAGTCGCTTTGCCTGTACCGTTAACCGAAGCGTAAATCAGCGAAGTTGTTGTGCCAGTAGAAGCACCAGAACCAGCGTTCAACTCGATTTCAACAGGGGAGTAGGTGCCAGAAGAGGTACCGGCAGAAAGGGTCAACTCAGCAACAAAGGCTGAACCTAGACCAGTCGTGCTACCAGTAGCACCGTAAGTGACTTCGGCTTTCAAAGCGTTAGAAAACGAACCCAGAGCGACGTTAGTGTCCATCTGGAATAAGGTGCGTCCGCCCGTGCCGCCAACACCCGTCATTGTGACGGCAGTGGTGTTCGCGTTAAAGGCGGAGGCACCAGTGGAAGAATTGGAAATCGTGGTGAGAAAGCCGTTTTGCGAAGCAACTGGGCCGGAGAATGTGGTCAATGCCATGATTTTTTCCTTACATGCAAGTTAGGCGTATCTGTCTGCATGTCGTCAGCCGGGACTGTCAGATACACCGGAAAGCCCGGAATGTGCTCAATATACACCAAAAGAAAAAGGGGCACAAGGCCCCTTTTTCATGTTTTCCAGCCGCTTATGCAGCGCCGGGAGAACCGTAGATACCGCGTGGATCGCTGAAGCCAAAGCTGTAGCGCTCACGGGCCTTGTATCGCACGTTGCCTGTTTCAAAATCGCCTTCAAAAGCAGTCTTGACAGGTGAACGGTTGAACATCTTCAGGCCATTAGGTGCGTCAGTCAACAAGAAAAACGCATCAGTGTCTGTCAAGTAGTGATTGACAACATAGCCTTCAGGGATCAAGCCCATGGACACAATTGCATTGATGTCGTTATCCGCTGTTGCAACACGCAAAGAAGTTTTCATCAAACGCTCAGCAGTAAACTGAAGTTCTTTTGGAACAACCAGTTTGCGGGCGGTCAATGCTACTTTCAATCCACGTTCATCAGTGAATGCAGCAATATCAATGATGCCTTGTTCCAATGAGGTTTCATTCAAATCGGCAGCAACTGTTGGACGATTTGAAAAGTCAGGGCCCATTGCAGTAGGGTGAGCGGTGGACATCAAAGCCACGCCGTCGCCGCCTGCAAAAGCACCACCAGTGAAACCATTGTTCAGCACGGAAGCAGCTTTTACTTGCTTGGTGTTGGACATGGAACGGGCCAGTGCCTTGGTGTAGCGCACAGACAAACGATCATAGAGGTTATCTTCAATCGCTTCTTCTGTTAGCGCAAACGCCATGGCGATGGTTTCATGCGTGTACCGAGCGGTAAACGATTCCTGAGCGGTATCGTATGCCATGCCAGCACCCTCTGTTTTCACAGGGGCAGAACCAAAGCCAGTCAACATGACCTCTTCTTCAAAAGCACGGTCAGATGTCTCAATAGAGAAAATCTGCTCATGCTCATTTTCATAACGCTTGTATTCCAGACCAAACAAAGCATTCAGTCCGGGCTCAAGTTCCTTAACCAGTTGGGAACGGGTAATTGCCATGATTTATCTCCTTATTGACCAGCAACACCTGCACTACCGTACACGTGTTCGTTGATCTTGACTACCACCACGGCATTAGTGCCGAACTCATTGTTGACATCGTTGTACAAGCCAACGACCTTCAAGTTCAATGCTGCTGAGGTAGCAAGCGTGCTTGAGTCCAACTCCATGGTGGAGATGCCGGAAGTAGTGCTACCGCCTGTGCCAACGACATCAGCGTTTTTACCTACGTCAGCCGCCACAAAGCCTTCATCACATTGAATCAAGAACAACTGATTAGGATCATCAATCACATCAGCAATGATCTTGCCTGCTGTGATGTTGACAGAGCCCGGATAGTAGTTCTTAAAAGTTGGTTTGCCTGTAGTGGGATCAATGTAGTTGCAACCGTTAAACACGCCTACCGCAGCAGTGTGTGAAGCTGGAAGAAACCTAGTAATGAAACCCCCTGAAAGCGCAACCAAGTCACCTTGGAAAATTGTCCCGGCCTGACTATCAGCAATCTCGTAGCCATACTGCTTTTGAGCACCAGTAGCTGAAAGATTACCAATTGCACGCAGACCAAAGGCTTTATCGATATTAGCCATTTAAATCCCCTAAAAAATTGAAGTTATCAGTCTTACGACTGACGGAATGTTGTGCGAGAACTCCGTTCTGGAGCCTGAAGCCGCATTGAAGAGTGTGCGTTCTCACGCATCATCTCGTTGTCTACCGCATGTAACTGGTCCTGCGCCTTCTTACGGAAATAAGCATTTCTCTCATCAACCGTTTCATCTGGGATCCTAGCGAGTAAAAGTCCTCCAACAGAAACAACTCCGGCATGTTTGCCGTCGTCCATCGTTGGGAGCATGCCTCGATATTCTTCAGGAAGATCCTCGAGACGGACAAGTTCATATCCCTCACGAAGTTTGCTGTAGATGTTCTGGTTGTCAAGATTTCCATTGACTTCTGCGCGAAGCCAACGATGCTTATACCCCTCAGGGGCAGGTGGTGCATCTAAGCGCGAAGGAGGACTCCAAGGCTTGCGACGAGTTTCTTTTTCCCGAGTTTCGGAAGAACGAGCGGCTCTATCGATAGTGACTTTTTCAACCATGACTTACTCCTTTACGTACTTAGCATACTCTTCAAGAGGTACACCCAGTTTTTTTGCAATGGCAACCTGACTCGGCGATAACCGGACAGTTCTGCGCGCACTATTAATTCCGGAACTCCGGCTGGCAGGGGCAACAGCAGGCGCGGCACGCTGTTGTCTGATTTGAGAAGCAGAACCTGAGTTCTGAAAACGACTTGGAAACTCCGTTTGGAGCCTACGATCGAGCTCAGTATAGTATTCATCAGAACTGGGGTCAATACCTTCTTGACTCACCAACGTTTCATGTATGCCCCATGCGGCATAGGTCATTACACGGTCTTGGCCAAACCAAGGATTGCGCTCTGCCCATTCTTCCGCTTGCGGGCTAGGAGCGGCCCGTTGAGGCGGCTGATAAACCGGCGCTGGTTGCTGGTAGTTCTGTTGCTGGGGCTGCTGCTGATAGGCTTGAACCTGCTGTTCTTGAGTCTGTAACCACCCCGCAACTTGACGCTGCTCCATGGTTAAATCCGTCAAACGTTGGCTGGCTTCCGTCTCTGTATCAATGTCGCCCTCTTCACGGGCCTTGCGAATAATAGACTTTAGCGCCGTTTGCTGGGTATCAAGCCGTGTTTTAGCCTCATTCAGTCGGCTGTAGTCTGTGTGGACCAGTTTTTGTTGAAGCGTCTGGGTCTGGGTTTGCAGTCCTTTTGCATATTCAATTGCTGCTTGTTCCCGTCGTTCCGCCTCGCGCATGCGAGCAGTGAGCTTGGCAATACGCTTTTGAACCCCTTCATTGACGGTTTCTAACTCTTCTCGAGTAGAAGGAGCAGCGTTTTGTTCCTCACTGCTGGGCTCGGATGTTTCAAAGACTTCTGTTTTATTGGTTTCTGGAAGAGAAACGTCCGTTTCGGTCTCGTTTTCCCCTAGATCAAACTCTAATTGTGTGTCTGTTGCTGTTGCCATTGATTACCTCACATGTGCAGAATGTCTTCTGGGTCGTTTATGGTGGCCAAAATCTCGTCATCGTTGAGAATCCGGATCTCTCCACCGTCAATGGCCATACGCGCACCCGCGTAACGGCCAAAAATAATCCAATCCCCCTCCTTGCACCAAGAACCGGTGGGGAATTTGACTTCGTCCTTGTAAGCCAATGGACCTACAGACAGAACATATGCACAGGTGGTTGTGAGCTGCTGGCGATCAAGAGTTTGATCCGCTAATTCAATGCCGCCCTTGGTTTTGCGTGCGCCACGGTACGGCAGCACAATCACGCGCCATCCAGTGGCCGTAGGCAAGTGCTCTTTGATGTTTGAGACCTGCTCGTTGTGGTCTTTGCGAGCTTCGGCTGATGCAGCCGCATCAGCAACGGCCTTTGCAGCCGCCGCAGCGGCTTCTTCAGCCGCATCTTGTGCCCATTTCGCTTCTAACGCAGTAGTTTCTGTCATGTTGGCCCTCATTGGTTGGAATTCTTGCTAAGAAGCTCTTTTACAGCTTCCTCAACAAAACGAAATCCCTCTAGACGGCCCATCAAAAACCTGTACTGCTCCATATCCCGCACTGAACCAGACAAAATCATGTCACCCGTTTGTTTTTCGAGGCGACGAATTGCTGTCAACACAGTTTCTGAAAACTCAAGCATGGATTACTCCAATGAAGCAGACAATAAGGCCCTTGTCCGAGGGATGTACTTGCATTATGCGTCAGATTACGTAATCTTTACCTTGTTAAAAGCATCTTTTCTGTAAATAAATGTCGGTCCCGGCTGTTTCTTGGCCTTTGGGGGCCCTTTAGGCATGGGGCTTTGTGGTTTTTGCATCATTTTTTGTGGCATTTTTGGTCTATTGCGCATTTTTAACCCTTTAGTTAACCATTTTAGACATATCTGCTTGCATTTTTTGAGTTTGCAGCATCAATTTAGCCTGACTTTCTTG